CTCATCATCACCATAAGAAAGATCACCAAACTTAGCGTCGGTAATGAATGCATTCCAAAGTGTCCACTCCTCAAGCGACTTTCCGTTAGAATCAAGCTGCATAATTACAACTGTTCCGAGAGAGCCTGCGGCCTTGGCCTTAGACATGGTGTTCATGCTTTGGGCTGTAGCGTCAGTGGGAGGAGAATATCCTGACTGCACAATGATATCAGAAATGGTGGCTGTGACGTCCGGACTTACCGGATCGACTAGCTGGACCGTTACATCGTTCCATGTCAGGGCTCCTGGGTAGTAGAATTTGTGGTTTAAGTAAGTGTGTTCCGCTGTAGCAACAGTGAACGATGGCTTAGATACCCCTTTTGCGTACCAAAGACTCGCTCCCCCTTGCGCGGCAGCAATCCCCTGGAATTCAACCATAAATCTAAAATTTCTTTTAGGATCCTTGAGGGTTCTATTCTCGCCGAATGTTTCTGACCAAAATGGCATTTTAAGTTTTCTCCTTGTATATCTTTATATAGTATTGAATAATTTATTAGTCATCGAAAGATGCACCAGAAGATGCAATAACAAAGTCAATTGCGATGAACTCAATTGCTCTAGCAGGCTTAATCATAATCTTCGCGTACATAACGTTCTGATCAATTAAGTCTGGCGTAGTCGTTGTTTCGTCTAATACCAACTTATAGTCAGTAATTCCGAACTGGGTCTTAACGTTTGCCAAGAATGGCTCAACAAGACCTCTGAATCTGCTCCATGTGGCCTCGACGTTCTGCTCAAACAGAATGTCGTTGGAAATAATGGAAATTTGTTTCTTAAGATAAATCACCAATCGACGAACATTAATTCTATCCAGTGCTGTTCTCTTCTTCTGCAAAGTCTTTTGCCCGAACACCACAAGACCAGTGGAGGGGAAAGATGCAATTGGGTTAATATTTTGTTCATAAAGCCTGTCTCTATCCTTAGAGACTATTCTTTCTGTGACGTTTACAATTGGGATTCCAGCAGCGCCTTCAGTAAGTCCGCCGCGGTTAAACCCAGCTGGCGCGAACCATACATCGGTTTTCGCTTGCGAGGAGCCAAAGACACCCATCATAGCAACAGATGGCGGGATCCATACCAGTTGTCCCGTATTCTCATCCCTGGTTTGAACCCATGGATAGAAGGTAGAGCCGTAGGAGGAATCAAGCCTTCTATCTCTAAGATCGTTTGCACTTTGCAGCGGGGTTTTTGGAATTCTGGAAGCTTTGCTGCTTCTGGTAGAATACTCGCCTTCTGCTGCGGGGAGATAGACGCTTGGCAAGTCTATTACCGCTAGAGAATCTGAGCGCTCTTCGCACAAGTTAACCATATTGGCAGTTAGGGGATTGAACGTAAGGCCCGGTGCCGCAAGAACGTTCATGTTGACGTACTCAGGATCAGAGATGGTGTCCATCGCCCTCTTCCAGGTGTGGAAAATAGAACTATTCATTTCGTTGGAAGTTCCTTCCGTCATACCGCCGTTCCAAACTGGATCTGGCTTGGTAATATCGAAACCATCGAAGCCGCCCCAGAAAGGCGCCGTAAACTTATTGAATCCGGCGTCGAGTTGGTCGCTGTAGGATGTATAACCTTTGCCAGCAGCCCGAGAGCCTGATTGATAGACTGCGCGCCCTACAGCGCCAAATGGGCCGTATAGGTCAGCTCCGGATCCACCTTTTGCTACATCGTCCAAAGAGAAGATGTAAGAAAAGCTATCGACCCCAGTAATCGTTGACGTTGTAGGATCATCGGGGAAGCCTCCGTAAAGTCGGTTGTGATAATCACCCACACTTGGATCCGAAATCGTGCTATCTGCAGCGCGGGTGGTTTGCATTCCAAAGTATGCGTCTGACAATTTGGTCATACCGCCATCAGATGCTGAGACGCGAAGTCGTACATGGTCAATAGAAATGTTGAACGTGGAGGGAGCCTCGCTGCCTTCGACGGTGCCGGCTTCCATAGCTGCGTTATAAGAAGACGAAACCAAAATACCACCAACAGCAGTGCCTCCAATAATCTGATGGGCGAAACCGGGGATATTCATACCCATCACGAACATCTTTTCGTCCAATTTCACGCGAGCAACTTCGACGTCGGATGAAGGACCAGCGGGTCCGCTGGCGAAACCAGTGCTGTTAGAGAATTTAGGCGGACCATAGTATCCATATGGGAGCAGGGTTGCGTCAGTTGCACCAGCCTCCACTTCAGGATTCATTTCTATATATACATAATTTGATTGATTTGGATATTCTCCATATACGCGAAGAAGTCTTGCTGTAGTGTCCCACTCTTCATACTTATCACCAATACGACGAGCAACAAAGTTTGGAGATGTAGGATCTAAGGTTAGATTATCAAACCTTTCCACAACTTGAATATTATTGTCTGTATCGTTGATGTGTCTCAGTACAACCGAGAAACTACCATAATCTGTAACCCCAGGAGCATTAGACCTTCTAATGTTGGTTATAGAAACTTTCACATTCTTATGTAACCAAGATCCGTGGCCGCGGCCTTTCAATCGGAAAAGTTTTTGCATTTTTTCTGGATGGAAATCCTCGGCAGGGCCTGTATCTTGACCGATAAACCAGCCGGCTACTGCTTCTTTAGAGGCCTCGCGGTGGTATGATGGGTTTTGTGATGTTGTTGACGGATTCGGAGTGCCACCCGATGTGCCGGAAAGCGCAAGACCCAGAACTGTGGCCACATAGGTGGTCGAGGAGGCCAAGCTATTATCGCGAATTGTTTGTTCATAGGTCTCTCCGAGCCAGTAATCTCTTTCGGAGCCTGTGGGGTAGTAATCGCCAGAGGCAACTAGTTGAGGGTTAGTGTTGAGTTTCTTGCGAATAAAGTTTTCACTAGTATCGTCAAAATTAACACTAATCACTCGGGAGTCGGTATTTGAGCTACTGAGGACAAGCTTTAGTGTCCCGTCGCTCTGGCAGTTTACAACGGCGCCGGCGGCTGCGGTATGAACCAAATAGGTGGCTACGCCTTGTGGGCCTGCGCAGAATGTTCCGCTGGCCTTAACTGAACCACTATTAGAGTAGATAACTGCCGCAAGGCGCAGCGTTGTTGAATTGGGAGAGCCAGCTACGACTCCTAAGCTTGAGCTAGGGCCGATAAAGACACCATAAGCGCCACCACCGCCGGGCGGGTGGCCCGCGCCGAACACGGCCGGCATAGGTGTCATCAGGTTGCTTGGTGTTTTCCAGCCGGCTGTCCCATCGTCCGTTGCGTTCGTGTGTTGTTGGCCAAGGAGGCGAACATAAGTAATCGGAGCAACATTGGACGCTAAGAATGCTTTTGCGGCATATGTTCCATACATGGGCGACTGATAGTTACCATATCGATATACATCCCCGGGGTCGCGGGATCCCCCACCATTACCGGGGACTGTATCTCCAAATGCGTTCACAAAGTCAGAATAAGACCTAATTGTGACAGGTTGCATAGCCAGCCCTTTCGCAGAGCGACCTATGATGAGCGGTCCAATTGCATCGGCCGATCTTGGAATAGCGGAATTATCAATCTCGTTGATAAAAACGCCCGGAGATACGAACTTAAAATTCTTTACTGACATGTTAATTTATCCTTTTAATTTTATTAATCATCGAAAGATGCACCAGTTGAGGCAATCACGAAGTCAATCGCAATAAACTCGATTGCACGCGCTGGTTTGACCATGATCTTGGCATACATAATGTTCTGATCGATGAGGTCAGGCGTGGTTGTTGATTCATCAAGAATCAACTTATAGTCTGTAATTCCAAACTGAACTTTAACGTTTGCAAGGAATGGCTCGACAAGGCCCTTAAATCTATTCCATGTCGCCTCAACATTTTGCTCAAAGAGAATTTGACTTGAGATGACTGAAATTTGTTTCTTAAGATAGATAACCAAGCGGCGAACGTTGATTCTATCAAGCGCTGATTGCTTTTGTTGCGTCGTTTTCTGCCCGAAGACAACCAGACCGGTTGAGGGGAAGGACGCAATTGGATTAATATTCTGCACATACAGGTTATCTCTATCTTCAGACGTTAATCTTTGAGAAACAGCCGTAACTGGGATTCCTGCGGCGCCGTCGGAAAGACCGCCGCGGTTGAAACCTGCCGGGGCGAACCAAACATCCGATTTCGCCTGAGAAGATCCTAAGACACCCAACATGGCCACCGAGGGTGGGGCCCAAACCAGAATTCCGGTGTTTTCATCGCGGGTCTGTACCCACGGATAGAATGTGCACCCATAAGATGAGTCAATTCTTCTATCTCTGAAGGAGTTAGCATTCGAAATTGGAGTATTCGGAATACGATTCTTCTTGCTAGACACATAGTACTCATGTGGCGGGATATAAACAGATGGCAAGTCAACAATAGCCAAGGCATCAGCACGATTTTCACACATATTGATCATCTTAGTTGTGAGACCTTCTAGGGTGAGGCCTGGGGCAACTAACAAGTTCATGTTTACAGCTTCGGGGTCAGACACTGTGTCGATTGCACGGCGCCATGTATTGTAGATGTAGCTGCTCTCCTGGGTAGATGAATCGGTCATTCCGCCATTATACATTGGATCTGGCTTCATAATATCAAAGCCGTCAGAGCCTCCCCAGAATGGAGCAGTAAACTTGTCATAGCCTTGATCAAGCAGATCCGCTACGCTATAAACTCTGGCGCCCGGTGCGGCGGTGCCGCCAAAGTTGCGGCGCGAGCCGGATGCATAGTATGCGTTATTTGTGCTTCCTTTACCTTTATCAACATCATTCAGTGAGAAGCAATATGCAGAACCACTAACTCCCTTTGGACTTCCAACTGTTGGGTCATCGGGGAAGCCAGCGTAAAGCAGGTTGTGATAATCAGCAACATCTTGTGCTGGAACCGAGGAATCTGCAGTACGGGTTGTTCTCATGCCGAAGTAAGAGTCGCCTAGGTCTAATGGACCACCATCAGACGCAGACAAGCGAAGTGGTACGTGATGAGTGTGAAGACCCATTTCGAGGGTAATTCCGCAGCCTGTGGAATCATCGAGCCCGCCGGCGCCATTGGCGGCGCCGATGAAACTAGCCATGACTGCATGCGATGATGTAAGAATTGCCGCCACTTTATCTTTAGGTAAGTCCTCAATATCAGCAAAGCCCACAAGGTCTTGACCTGTGAGGACAAGTTTGTTGTTTAAGTTTCCTTGGCCTAGGCCGCCGGCATCATAGTTTAAGTTGGCTCGAATGTGATCAACATTCATAAGTTTGGGTGGACCAAAGTAACCAAACGGAAGTAAAGCAGGGTCTGTTGCGCCGGCTTCTACTTCGGCATTCATTTCGACATAGACATATTCTGAGTTATTTGGGTAGTCGCCATATTCTTTTAATCTCTTCTCAGTAGTGTCCCACGTTTGGTATCTGTCTCCGATCTTGCGAGCAACAAAGTTGGGTGACGTAGGATCAAGAGTACATAAATCAAACCTTTCAAGCACTTGAACGTTTGAGTCGGTGTCATTAAGATGGCGAATAATCACAGAGAATGTTCCGTAGTCGGTGACTCCGGGATTGTTGCTTCTGCGAATATTGGAAATTGAAACTTTAGTGTTCTTATGCAACCACGAACCATGGCCGCGGCCTTTCAAGCGGAAAAGCTTCTGACAGGCCATTGCATCGAAATCTTCTGCTGGGCCCATATCTTGTCCGATAAACCAGCCGGCTACTGCTTCTCTGCTCGATGCTTGTTGGTATGCAGGTGTAACCGTAGTTGACGGAGTGTGATCAGAGCCCGAGAGTGCTAGTGCACAGATAACTCCTTGAGTCGTTGTGCTTGTAGCCAAGCTTGCAGAGCGGATAACAGTTTCATAGCTTTCTCCAAGCCAGTAATCTGTTTCGGATGATGTAGGATAGAACGCTCCATCGTACATAAGTTGTGGGTTTGTATTAAGCTTCTTGCGAATGAAGTTTTCGTCTTGATCATTAAGGCCAAATTTGACAACTCTGTTTACTCCAGCTTGGGAGCTACTTACGACGAGCTTATACGTTCCATCAGACTGGCAGTTTACAAGCGCGCCAGCAGATGCGGTGTGAGTATCAGGATCGCGAGCCAGCGTTCCAGACAAGCGAATCGAGCCGCTATTTGAGTAAAGGATTGCAGCGAGGGAGCCTGTCCATGGGGTACCAGAGCCGGAAGCTCCAATGAATAAACCATATGCACCACCACCGCCGATATCTGGAGAATCAGTACCGCCAGTAAATGCATCGGGCACAGTCAACCCGGCGATGCCGTTGGTAATTGCTGTGTTTCCGTCGTTTCCATAGCCTTTTTGGGTTATTGTAACTTTATTAGCTCCATCAGTAACGGCTGTCAAGCCAAGACCTGTGGCTAAATTTATAGCCTCTTTAATTTTGGTTGCCAATTTAGTGTTACTATCAACACTGCCATTTCTAGCGATTTTCGTAGCAGTAGAGGTGCCAATACTTGTATCAAGGGTGAAAGTTACAGAATCGAGTTCGTCATTCGTCAATACGATTGTTTGGCCGTTTACCGTGGAGGCCCAAGCAGTAACAGTGATTTCTGCTGTTGCTTTGGTGCCCGTGTATGACGAACCAAGGCCGTCGCTCATGGTCATTTTGGCTGTTTTCCAACCAGCTTTACCGGCAGATGTCGCGTTTGTGTGTTCTTGTCCTAAGACACGTACATATGTAAGTGGGGCAACATTAGAGGCTAAGAATGCCTTTGCTGCGTACGTTCCGTACATTGGGGACTGATAGTTCCCATAGCGATATACGTCTCCGGGATCGGCTGAACCTCCTCCCCAACCCGGGACTGTGTCTCCGAAGGCTTTTACAAAATCCGAATACGATTCAATTGCCACCGGTTGAAGGGCCAACCCTTTCTGGGCGCGCCCAATTACAACTGGTCCAATGGCATCCGCAGATCTCGGGATTGCTGAATTATCAATTTCTTTGATAAAAACGCCTGGAGATACAAACTTAAAATTCTTTACCGACATGCTTATAACTTCCTTTATTGATGCGATTTAGATGATTTACTATTTTATAGTTTTCTATAATCACTTTTAAATAGTATTCTGGAATTCAAAAGGCCCGAAAGTCATGAGGTGTTGAGAGAAAAAGTGCACCTGATCAGGAACTAATCCTCCAAAAGGCTCGGCATGCCAGGAGCTGGGTCTAATTCGCGTGGATATGTTATCTCTACGGCGTTTTCATGTATTCTAACAATTGGTCGATCATCATTTTCACCTTCTCCGATCAGATACCCCAATACTTTAATGGTAATATCAGTTGAAAACATTCTCACGTCTTCTTGCAAATTTGACACATTATTATTATGGGTAAAGCCCTGATCGATAAATGCTTCATATGTGTGGCCGCTTCTAGCCAAAGTGAATGCATTAATTTGACCAGTACGTGTGACGAAAGGAGTAACCAATTCGTTCATCTGTTGCTGGTACTCTGTTTTTATTGTAATTTTATAATCTATATTTACATACACCGGGATTGGTATCGATAACGACTGAATAACTACTTTTTTATTTATTCTCGGGTAAAACCGCTGCAGCGTGGCATCTCGATTGTTTCGGCGGCCTGTTGCTTCGGCAAAATTTCGTGTTTTATCTTGTTTTATGCGTTTTGCAACAACAATCCTGCCAGATCGGCCGTCATGGGCGTCTGAATATGTTTGAGCTTGATAGGAGCCTTTGCGATTCGGATCTTTCACCATTCCCGTACGCTCAATACTGATAACTGGCAACTTTAGGGCACCTGCATCGTCTCTAAG